CGATCAACGGGCAGCATTTGAAGCTAGAGATGTGTCAATTGATTTTGCAAGAGGTGGTACAAGATCAAAACAATTTAATAAATATCTACCCTTTTTTAATGCAGCTTTGCAGGGAAGCGACAAATTATTTAGATTTGCCAAATCAAATCCTAAAACGTTAATTATGTGGGGTACGGCTACCGTAACAGTGCCACAGATGGTTATTACTATGTCATATTTGTATGGTGCGTCAGAGGACGATAGGGAAGAATATTTAAACATTCCTCAATTTCAGAAAGATTTGTTTTATTGCGTTAAAGTAGATGATGTCTGGGTGCGATACCCTAAACCATTTACTATTGGTTATATTTTTGGAAGTGTAATTGAAAGGTTAATGATATGGGATTACACAGAAGGCAAAAGCGAATTACAAAAACCGTTGTCTGAAATGTTTGCAAGTATGGCTAAATCAGTAAGCCCAGTATATGACGCTCAAAGTATATTGCCGCCACTGCTACAAACAGTTCTTGAGCTACAAAATAATCGTGACTTTTTTAGGCAACAAAATATTTATCCGCAATGGATGGAAAATTTACCCCCAGAAATGAGGGTAACAAAAACAACATCAGAAACAGCAAAGTTTATTGGCGAAAAATTTGAGGTAGCACCAGCAGAAGTAGATCATTTATTGAGAGGAACATTTGCAACATCAGCTTATTATTTAACGGACGCAGGAGATTTTATATTAGATCAAGTGCGTGATTATAATAATGAGCGCCTAGCAGCAAAACCAAGTGTCAAGCAAATAGGTGGCTTTGACAGAGATGCGCCATTGATAAGGGCGTTTACAATGTCAGACCCTACGGGCAACAGGGCAAATGCTACAACAGAGTTTTACGATTTAGCGAAAGAAGCGCAACAATTTAAAAGCGGCTATGCAAAATTAACCACACCTAAAAAACGAAAAGCGTTTAAAGAAAAAAACATAATTATGTTCAGAACGCATAGGACAATCCTTGCAACACGCAAGCAGCTTAAATCGTTAAATCAAAGGCGCAACAAAATTTACGAACATTTAACCATGTCAGCTAACCAAAAACGTGATGCATTGGCACGTATAGACCAGCAAATATTTAGATTAACGACTAAAGCCAACGAGAAGTTTTTGAAGACTTTAGAGAAATATGAGTGATATAATCAAGATAATTGAGGTAATAACATGACAGTTACAGCCGCAACTACAAGGAACGACTACACTGCTACTAGCGGTCAGACGGTCTTTGCCTATACGTTTACTGCTCTAGCTGAGTCAGACATTGTTGTATTAAAGAATGGTACAACGCTAACGCTAGGTGGTAGTAATGATTATACACTATCTGGAATAGGAAGCTATGGCGGTAATGTAACGCTTGTAGTGGGTGCAACAACTGGCGATGTTATTTCTATTTATTTAGATATGCCGATTGCTAGAACAACCAACTATCAAAACAGTGGTGACTTTTTAGCATTAGATGTAAATGGTGACTTTGACAAACTATACATAGCGTTACAGGAAGAACAGACAAATGGGCAACGGTCTATAAGAAGACCACTTGCTGATATAAATACAATTAGTATGGAGTTGCCTAAAGCAGCAGATAGGGCTGGTAAGTTGGCTGGCTTTACATCAACTGGTGCTGTAGAAGCGGTTGCCTATTCTGGGGCAAATAGCACGTTTACAGTTTTAAACATTGATACGTTTACAGGCAATGGTTCAACAACAGCGTTTACATTGACTGACACGATTACGGCTAAAGAGTTTTTGCAAATTTCAATTGATGGCGTAATGCAAGCTGTAGCAACTTACTCTGTATCTGGAACAACCTTAACATTTACTGAAGCACCACCCTTAAATTCTGGTATTGAAGTTAGAAAGTTTATCGGAAATGTTACAACCCTTGAAGGTATATCAGGCGTTACGGCTGGCACTAATCTTAATGGTGGTGGTACGTCAGGGAATGTAACAGTTAATGTAGATGCATCACCGTCATTTACAGCAGTTACATCAGGTCAGGTGGACATTACGGCCCAAGGTGACCTAAGACTCCAAGATTCATCTGGAGGACAGTACGCAGCATTACAAGCCGCTGCAACGACTACATCTTATACATTGACGCTACCAGCAGCGGTTGGCTCAAGTGGTCAGGTTTTACAAACTACGGATGGGTCTGGGACGCTTGGATTTGCTACCGTAGGTGGTGCATATAACGAATGGGCTGTTAAAACCACAACCTATCAATTAGTCCATAAAGACCAGATTATCTGCAATCACGCATCAACACCTTTTACGGTCACGTTACCTACAGCCAATGTTGCTGGCGGTAATGTTGGCAATACAGTAATTATTAAAAATGTTGGAGCAGCTACGGTTACAGTTGCAAGAAATTCTAGCCCAATCGATTCAGCAGCATCGGACGGAACATTGCCGTCTGGTAATGCCGTCCAGTTAGTTTATGTGGATGACACTATCGGTTGGGCATCGTTGTGAGGATTAAATAATGGCAGTTTTAGGAGCAACTAATTCAACACCACCACCAACAATACCAATAACGGTATCGCAGACATGGACACCCCCATTAAATGGTACAGCGATTATACACTGTATCGGAGGAGGTGGCGGAGGCAGTGGCTTTGGAAATAATGGTAGGGGTGCTGGAGGCGGTGGAGGATATTCCAGAAAAGCTGTCACTATAAGTACAAGCACAAACTGGACATTTGTAGTCGGTGGAGGAGGCAATGGTAATTATAATTCGTCTGCTTTAGCAGGAGGAAACACTACGGCTACTGATGGCTCATCATCGTTAACGGCAAATGGTGGGCAGGGCGGTCAAGGTTCGGCTGGTGGTACAGGCGGCACGGCTTCTGGTGGTGATGTAAATAATGCTGGTGGGGCTGGAGGCTTTGACGGTGGAGGCGGTGGTTCTGTAGGCGTTTATGGAACAGGCGATGCTGGTGATGGTGGTGCTTCTACCTCCACATACAATATGGCTGGATATTATGGAGGTGGAGCAAGTGACGCTCAGTCTCCGTTTATGGGCTGGTCATATGGAGTGTTAGGTGGAGGTGGGCCAAGAGGTAGAAATTACAGTGGGTACTCTAGCGTTGCGGCATCAGGGTTGGACGGGCCATTGCAAGGCGGTTTTCTGTCTGGTGGAGGTGGAGTTTTTTCTGCTTCTTATAATCAACAAATGGCAGGAGGAAACGGTGGAATTGGAGGTGGAGGAGGTTCAATTAGAGCAGCAATTAACAATTCAATTGTTGGCTGTGGTGGCTCTGGTGGCAATGGTTTAATTGTTGTTATGTATTTGACGGTAACGTAAGGAGATAAATATGACAGCATATGTAATTAAAGAAAGTAATGGGACAGTAATTAATCCGGCTGCTCTTGGTGAGCTTGATTTTTTTAAAAAGATTTATCCAGATAAGGTTATTGAAAAAGTTGAACCTTTAACACTTTCGTCAAAAGAGCTTGCAGAACAAGAACAACAAGAAGCAAAGATGTGGAGAAATACTGAACTTGATAGAACGGATACGCTTTATCTTGTAGACGATTATCCAGACAAAGATAAGCTGAAAACATATCGTCAAGAGTTAAGAAATTGGCCCAGCACCGCTGATTTTCCAGACAAGAAACCAACCTTGGGAAGCTAGTTATGGCACTAACCGAAGCGCATAACAGAATGATTTTTGGCGCACCAGCTAATGTTAAAGATTTTGGTGCGGTAGGAAACGGTACGACTGATGATAGTGCTGCTATTCAATTAGCACTAGACCAAGCAGGGCGTGTATATCTTCCAGCAGGAACGTATCGAATTGACACTAGCCTGAGAATTAAATCATCCACACATTTTTTTGGCGATGGTGTTGAAGCATCTATTTTAAAAGAAGGTGGTGATGACGCAGCAGTAACACTTACAACATTGAATACGTCTATCTTGATTAACCAAGCCTATCAAGATAATGCAGCAAGCGGCAACGATTCGATGATAGTTGAGAATATTGGCTTTCATGGTAAGCGGTCAACAGCCGTAGCAGATGGTGCGGTAACAACTACTAATAAAGGTATTGGTGGTATTTATTTTAAATACTCTAGCCGAAGTCAAATAAAGAATTGTTACTTTAAAGATGGTTGGTCTGGGTTTGTATTCGATGGAACGCGAACAGGTTTTACTAATCTTGAACAAAACAGAATTGAGAATTGCACTGTATTTAACGCTGATAGCTGGAATGCTAACGGCAACACTGGAACACCCAGAGGAATGTCTATCGCTTGTGACTACACGATGCTCACGGATAATGCAGTTAACGCTAGTGCAACAGGTTATTACATCGGCTCGTCTAATGTTGTTATGGATGGATGTGAGGCGCACGATTGGAATTATGACAACGGGTTTTACTGTCTTGCACCACAGTTAAAAATGACTAACTGCACAGCCAATGGTAATTCATTTGGTAATGGTTTTACGTTTGCTTATAACGCTGGTGCGCTAGTTACAAACTGCGAAGCATTAAATTGCTCAAACATGGGTTTCAGGTTACACGCTCCACAGAGAAATTCATCACTAGCAAACTGTAAAGCTATTAACTGTGGGTATGGGTTACGCGCAGAAAACACATTGAGTTGGACTAGGGCAGCGGCTAATGTTACCGCAGCGGATGAAACAATAAATGTTGCGCCAACTGGTACAGCCAATGTTACGGTGCGAATGGTAACAGTTGATTTAGGTGAAGCAGTAAGCGGCACGTTATTTACTGCTGATGGCTGGATAAATATTGATGGTGCATCAGCCGCAGGGTTTAACGGTTCATTCCCAATTTATTCTCTCAGCGGAAACAACATTAAATTTATTTCTGAAGATGCGCCTGTGGGCAACTCAGGTGGTACGCCAGTTGTGAGGTATTGTTTACACGATATCAACGTCAATAATTTCTTAACCGATACCAATGAGATTGATGCAGTAGAGCTACATAGAACAGGCAATATTATTTTAAACAATCTTACTGTCAAACAAGCTAAAAGTTATGGGGTAGAGATATTTGATAGCCGTTCTATTACTGTCGCTAATTGTATGTTTTATGAAACCTATCAGGCTGGCGTGTACGCACAGGATTCTGTCGGAGTAATCATCGACAACATCAAGACTTACGACACAAAAGGGTCGGGTGATACATCATCTAATCGAGGGGTTATTTCTTTTTATCAGGTGCAAGGTTTAACAATTACCAACGTAGTCGGTAGCAGTTATAAAACGTATTGGATAGCTCAAAGTGCTACGGCAGAGACTTACGCAAGCACAGGTATAGTCAAAGATAACTATCGCACTGACAATATTACGCAACTAGACTTTACGTTGTTTCCAATATTCTATGAAGGCTCTGGTGCTGGTACGCCAGAATCAGTCGTAGTTGCTGGTATTGGTAGTGTATGGCACAGGAATAATGGTGGGTCTAATACGTGTTTGTACGTTAAAGAATCTGGAGCATCTAACACAGGATGGGTGGCGAAGTAATGGATATGAAAATGTTAACCAATGTACTTCCTGTTGCAACGGTAGCAGCAGCAACAATCTTTAGTTATGCGACTTTAAGTGCAACGGCAGAAAGTAACACAGATGACATTGACAGAAACCACAAAACGCTTGAGAAGCATGAGGAAAAAATAGACACATTAGAAGACGAAGTTATCCGTCTTGCTAGTAAGACTGAGCGAATCGAAGAGGTTACGAGAGAAACCAAATTAGACGTTAAAGAAGTTTTATTGATTTTACGAAGGGAGTCCACGAAATGAGTAATCCGTATGAGGGCGTAGGAGCTAGTTTAAACGGTGCCGTAAGCACATGGGTATCCGTTACCCCTAGTGACGGTTCAGACAACGTAGGAACAGGAAATACAGCGATTGGGCTGTACATCGGGACGGCTGGAAACATTGTTGTTATTACCAAAAACGGTGACACAATTACTGTTCCTGTGCCTGATAATTTTTATTTTATCTGCGGTGTGACGAGGGTTAAGTCTACGTCAACGACTGCATCTAACATTTTTGCATTAATCGCATGACACTCGCCCACTTTAACGCATCAATTTTTTCGTCTATTCCCAGAGGTGGTGGGGCATCGGGCTATAACATTGAATATCTTGTTGTGGCTGGGGGCGGTGGTTGTGGCGGACAGTTTCAAGGAGGCGGCGGTGGCGGTGGCGGTCTTTTGCAAAACACTTTAGAAGGCATTGCGTCAGGATTTAACATTACTGTTACCGTTGGGGCAGGGGGTGCAAAAAACAGTGGAAATTCGACAGGTTCAGATGGCACGACATCTAAGTTAGAAGCATCCGAAATAACTAATGTTACTACTGTCGGAGGCGGTGGTGGGGGTGGTTATTCTTTTAGCCAAGATTCTGTAAGTGAAGGGCGAGATGGCGGTTCGGGGGGCGGCTCTGGAGGAAACGGAGGGGCTGGAGGGCTGGGCACATCGGGTCAGGGAAACAATGGTGGAAGCGGTCAAAATCCAGCAGGAGCATTTTTTGGTGGTGGCGGTGGCGGTGGTGCTGGTCAAGCTGGACAGACATCCGTAAGTTATTCAGCAGGGGCTGGAGGAAACGGAATTAATTGGAAGTCTTTGGGTGCGTTTTATGCAGGAGGTGGCGGTGCTGATGGTTCTGCAAATGGTGGGCTAGACTCTAATGCTGGGTCTGGTGGAGGAGGGACTGCAAATACTGGAGGTGGGGGTACAGCAAGAGGTGGGGCTGGTGTAGCCGGTGGGTCAGGAATTGTTATTCTTCGATATGAAGGCGCACAAATAGGAAGTGGTGGCACAGTAACATCGTCTGGTGGTTATACTTATCATACATTTAATAGCAGCGGAACTTACAGCACATGAGTCATTTTGCAAAAGTTAAAAGCAGAAAAGTTCTTGAAGTTATTGTTGCTGAACAAGACTTTATAAATTCTTTGCCAAAAGAAACGGGTGTTAAGTGGGTGCAAACATCTTATAACACGAGAGGGGGTGTTCATTACAAACCTAACTCTAATGAACTATCAGGTGAAGATGGATTAAGAAAAAACTTTGCTGGTGTTGGATATACATACGACACTGGGCGAGATGCTTTTTATGCGCCTAAACCTTTCACAAGCTGGACGCTAAACGAAGAAACTTGTTTGTGGGAACCACCCACCCCCATGCCTGATGATGACAAACTTTATCAATGGGATGAGTCTGCAAAAGAATGGATAGAAATAGAGTGAATGGAGATTATCGTCTTTGCTTTGATTGTGCAGCTAACGCCTGATGATAGTGAGCGTGTGGCTAATTATTTTATTAATCAAAAACAATGCGTACACATAGCAAGAGTTTTAACTAAACGAGAGGAAAACTATAAGCCAGCATTAGCGTTTTGTAGACCAGCCTTTGTTGACCCTAACAAAGTTGAGGTAGATGGATATGCCAAAACAATTACAAATAACCAGTAAGTACGCAAAGTACGATTTAGACCAAGATGGCACAGTAACAGACGAAGAAATAGAACGTCATCAACAACTGGTAGAACTAGAACTAAGAGAAGAAAAAGCCGATTCACAAAAACGAATGGCGTGGGTTGCTATGGCTTCTATGGTTTTATTTTCTATATTCCTTATGTCACCTATAATGCCTGACTCCAGAGTTAATGCATTGTCTGACCTTTTAGGTTTATTTTATATTGCACAGGCGAGTGTGTGTGGTGCGTACTTTGGGGCAACTGCATACATGAGTAGAAAGTAGTGTGCTTGAAGAAATACAACAAGCAAACCAAGCATTTGCTACAATTAAATCAGCCTTGCAAAATGGCAGGGAGTTTTATGACGTAAGCGAATCGTGTGCTACATACTTTAATTGTAAAAGTTTAATTGCAAGGCGCAGTAAAAAGAAAGGAAGAAAGACAGAACTGCAAAACTTTATGGAGTTAGAGAAACTTCGCAAGCAAGAAGAATGGATAAGAGAATGGATGATATATGCTGGCAGACCTAACTTATATGACGATTGGTTAAAGTTTCAAAGTCAGTGTAAAAAAGTAAGAGCCGCAGAAGAACGTGCAAAAAAACAATCAGATGAAGCAATAGCCAATCAAGTTATGAAATGGTTTAAATGGATGGGCGGTGCTACAGCTACATTGTTTTCTATTCTTGTGGCAGTAATGGATTTCTTACAAGTAGCAAAGGGAGAGTAAGATGTTGCAAGCATTGATAGGCCCAGTAGCAGGATTGTTAGATAAGTTTATTCCTGATGCTGATGAGAAAGCAAAGCTGGCTCATGACATAGCTACGCTATCTGAACGACACCATCAAGAAATAATGATGGCGCAGATAGAAGTGTTAAAAGCTGATGCAAAGGGCAACTGGTTTCAAGCGTCTTGGAGACCACTTTGCGGTTATGTTTGCGTACTTGCGTTAGCAATTAATTTTCTAGTATCGCCAATTGCAGCCGGATTTGGTGTGGTCATTCCTCAAGCTGATGCGTCAGTTATGATGCCCATTCTTTTGGGTATGTTGGGATTGTCGGGCGGTAGAAGTTATGAGCGAATAAAAGGTGTTGGCAAATGACACGTTTTAATCAACTTAAAATAATGTTACGCAAACATGAAGGTGTACGAAAACACGTTTATAAATGCTCTAATGGATTTGAAACAATTGGTGTTGGACGCAACATATCAGATTCCGGTATAGGACTTACCGATGGTGAAATAGACCAGATGCTAATGAATGATATATTCAGAGTTATTGGTGAGTTATCTGACGAGTATGAGTGGTTTAATAACCTTGATGATGTACGCAGAGATGCTATGATTGATATAAGTTTTAACCTTGGACAAACAGTATTACGAAAGTTTACTAACGCCTTGCAAGCTATGCATGACAGAGATTACCACCTTGCTGCTAATGAGTTTATGAAATCTAGGTGGGCATCACAGGTTGGTAAACGTGCAGAAGAATTAACTAACATGATTCGTTATGGAAAGTACCAATAAAAAAGCCCCCGAAGGGGCAATCAATGGAGGGAATAATATGCTTGGTAAAGGTATCATGTAATGGCAGAAAAGAAAAGTTTATTAAAACGAATTGGTGTATCGGGGGTTAACAAGCCTAAACGCACACCAAATCATCCAACAAAAAGCCATGTTGTTGTGGCTAGTGATGGTGGTAAACAAAAGACTATTCGATTTGGGCAACAAGGTGTAACAGGTGATAGACAAAATACGGCACGTTCACGTTCGTTTAAAGCTAGGCATCGTAAGAATATAGCGCGTGGTAAAATGTCTGCTGCGTATTGGGCAAACAGAACAAAGTGGTGATATATGAAAGGTTTGTACTACAATATGAATCAACGAAAAAAGAAAGGTATTAGCAGGAGTAAAAAGAAATCAACTATTACTCCAGAAGCATATGCTAATATGAAACGTGGATTTAAAAAAAGGATGAAAAAATAATGCCTCAAGGAAAAGGAACATACGGTACAAAAAAAGGCAGACCACCTAAAAAGAAAAACAAAAAGTAATTAGTTCCAGCTTACAGGTTCATAGTCTGGATTAGCTTCTAACTTTTTATATTCTTCTTTATAGTGTTGGCCTATTTCTTTACGCAACGCTTTAGTGGTTTTCATTAGCGCATTACTTTTTTCTTGTAGTATTTCAAGATGCGCTGGCCCTAAATATTTGTTTAGGAATTGAGTAAACTCAATAGGGTTTCCTGTATAGTGCATATGGCAGTATGAACACATACAAAGAGTATTGTACAGGCTCCATCGTGTAGCTTTTCGGCTCCTAGAAAAGACATGACAGTTGTGCATCTGCCTATCCATGTTTCCACAGGCTTCACACGTATGTTTGGCTTTTAATCTAACAACTTTAGACATCCATTGGTCACACGCTTCACGTTTCATTTACTAATTCCTTATGTGGAAAGGGGATATGCAGTCCTACTCTTTCTGATATACCTTTGTTTATTACATCGTAAACTTGAGACACTTGTTCGCTCTGCAAATCTTTAGTTGATTTAATGTTAAACATAGTAATCTGGATAGACCGCCAAAACTCTTTAAAACTATGTTCAGTCCAAGGCACTTCAAGTGTGGTGCTTTGAAAACGACTTGTTGTTTGTTGGTATATCCCATGCTCGTTTAAAATCTTTGCTGCTTCTCTAAAATATACTTGCATTGCTGCTTGTTGTTTGGTGGTTCTGGTTTTCCCAGTGTTCCAACGAAACGTTACTTGTTTATGCTTCTCAAACAAAACATCAACGTGTTTTTTAAATTCCTTTTTACCTAGCTCATTTCCAACAAACCACATCTCGCCCATAAATCACCTCACTACTTTTTTTTCCTCATCGAAAATAAGTGATTGCGGTAATCCCGTATACTCGCAAACATCATCGTAATATCCATATACTTCATCCAAATTAACCCACCCTCTTTGCAGTGGGGGGCTATATCCCTTTTTATGCATTTGTTTTTTGAGAAATCTATCGAAGTTAGTTCTAAACGCTTTGGGAGTAGCAGAGTCATATTGTCGATCACCAACCATATAAAATCCAACCATCGAACTGGTAATTTGGACACCCCCATAGTTTCTTAATTGTTTGGCTTTATCATCTAAAGATCGTTTAAGTTTTGCACAAGACATGAACACTCCTG